ACAGTAAAGAGAAAAGGCTATTGCCTATCCTTTACATGATTGATGACGTGACCAAGTGGAACGACATCAACGAGCTCCGCAAGTCAAACCCGAACCTGGGTGTGTCTGTCTCTGTTGATTATTTGCTTGAGGAAATTGCGGTGGCTGAACAGTCTTACTCGAAGAAGGCTGAGTTCATGACAAAATACTGCAATGTGAAGCAGACATCATCACAGGCATTCCTTAATGCTGTTGACGTAGAAAAGGCATGCGGCCCTGAACTCAATCTTGAAGACTTCAGAGGTTGCTATTGTGTTGGTGGAATTGACTTATCACGCACGACTGACTTAACAGCTTGCGTTGTGGTGATTGAGAAAGAAGGACAGCTTTATTGCATAGCAAGGTTTTACCTTCCTGCGGAGCGGATCGAAGAAGCCACCGAGAAGGACGGAGTTCCTTACAGACAATACATATCAAAGGGCTGGCTGATTCCTTCCGGGGACAATTTTGTTGATTATCACGATTGCTTCAAATGGTTCACGGATCTTGTTGAACAGTATGAGCTCTATCCGCTTCAGGTCGGTTATGACAGATATACAGCGCAGTATCTTGTGCAGGACATGAAAGCATACGGCTTTCACATGGACGATGTCTTTCAGGGGCACAACCTTTATCCGGTACTGTTGGAGATCGAGGGACTTCTTAAGGATGGCAAGATCCACATAGGCAACAATGCCCTTCTTAAAATGCACATGCTCAGTTCTGCAATCAAGATGGACGTTGAGCAGAACAAAGGCAAGCTTGTGAAGATCACACCGACGGAGCATATCGACGGCATGGCGGCCTTGACGGATGCCTTCACGGTTCGTCAGAAGTGGTATGGCGAAATCGGTGAGCAATTAAAGAATCAATGAGGATTAACACATGGGACTTTTTGACGGAATCTTCGGGAAGAAACCCGAAAGGATCAAGACGGACACTTACTTCAAGACACTGACGGCATACGAACCCGTATTCCGTTCCTGGAACGGATCTCTGTATGAGTCGGAGCTTGTGAGAAGTGCAATCGATGCAAGAGCGAGACACATCGCAAAGCTGAAGGTGGAAGTTGTTGGAAGCGCAAAGCCTGCGCTTAAGTCAAAACTGAAACTAAGACCTAACAGCTTCCAAACTTGGTATCAGTTCATGTATCGCCTGTCGACAATTCTCGACATGCACAACACGGCATTCATCGTTCCTGTTGTTGATCAGTACGGCGACACCGTTGGGATGTTCCCGGTACTCCCTGAGAAGTGCGAGATCCGTCAGACAAAGGACGGTCGTGCGGTTCTTAAGTACACGTTCAATGACAGAACAACGGCGGCATGCTTCCTTGAGGAATGCGGCATCATGACGAAGTTTCAGTACAAGAGCGACTTCTTCGGAGAAAAGAACAACGCACTTGACCAGACCATGAAGCTGATTGACATGCAGGGCCAGGGAATCCTTGAAGGAATCAAGAACGGAGCTTCTTACCGGTTCATGGCTCGTGTAAGTAACTTCACGAAGCCTGATGATCTCAAGAAAGAACGTCAGAGGTTCTCAGAGGAGAACTTCACAAAAGACTCCGGAGCGGGCGGCCTTTTGCTATTCCCAAATACATACAGCGACATTAAGCAGATAGACACGAAGCCATTCACCATTGATGCAGACGAAAGGAAGCTCATTCAGGAGAATGTCTTCAACTATTTTGCCGTAAACGAAGAAGCGCTTCAGAGCCGTTGCGAAGGCGACAAGTGGAATGCGTTCTATGAATCCGTTGTTGAGACCTTCGCCGTCCAGTTCTCCGAAGTGACGACCGGGATGTTCTTTACCGACAAGGAGAGAGCATACGGCGCAATGATCATGGCTACGTCAAACCGTCTTCAGTATATGTCTAACGCAGACAAGCTTCAGGTGTCCGCACAGATGGCTGACAGAGGTTTGATGACAATAAATGAAATCCGTGACATGTGGAATTTGCCTCCTGTTGAGGGTGGCGATGTTCGACCTGTCCGGGGTGAATATTACACGATGGAGGACAAAAAGAATGAGTGATCTGAAGATGAAGATCGAACAGGGCAGACAGTACCGCAACATAAAAGAAATCAGAGTAGCAGAAAGAACAGAAGGCGAAGAAAAGTCCTATAGAGTTCGTGGTTATGCGACAACGTACAATGAGCCCTACACCTTGTGGTCGTGGGAAGATGCAGAAGTCCGTGAGCAGATAGCTCCCGGAGCATTTGACGAGACAGACATGTCTGACGTGATCATGCAGTACAACCACGAAGGAAGAGTCTTCGCAAGAACAAGGAACAACACCTTGACGTTACAGAGTGACGAACATGGGTTGTTAATAGAAGCGGATCTTGGTGGAACGGAGATCGGCCGCCAGCTTTATGAAGAAATTGACGGAGGCTATACCGACAGAATGAGCTTCGGCTTTACCGTCGGAGCTGAAAACGTCGAAGAGTTCAGAGAGAAGGGCAAGCCGACAATATATCTCCGTACAATCACAAAGATCGACAAGCTTTATGACGTTTCAGCGGTTTCTATTCCGGCAAACGACGGAACCGAGATTTCAGCTCGCAGCTTTGTTGACGGATTGATTGACAAAGAAAAGGCGGAGAGACTGGCCGAGCAGGAACAGGAGAAGCGTGAGCTGTTGAGGAAGAAACTTGAGCTTGAAATTGCACTTTTTTAGGAGGCAAAAACATGGAAATTAAAGACATGAGAATCGAAGACATTGAGAAGCGCATGTCCGAGATCGAAGTTGAGAAGGAAGCTCCTGAAGCAAACCTTGAAGCACTTGCTGAAGAGGTAAGAGCACTTAAGGAGCAGAAGAACAACCTTCTTGCAGAAGCAGAAGCTCGTGCTAAAGAGCTTAACGACATCGCCATCGGCGAGGTTGAGACCGAAACAATCAAAACTTTCGAGGAGGAAAGAAAAGACATGAAAGAGATCGAAGTAAGAAACAGCGTTGAGTACATCAACGCATATGCAGAGTACATCAAGACAGGCGAAGACAAAGAGTGCCGTGCACTTCTTACCGAGAACGGCAGCGGAAAGGTAGCAGTTCCTGAGCTCGTTGACGAGATCGTAAGAACCGCCTGGGAGAGAGATGACATCACTCGTCTTGTTAAGAAGACATATATCAAGGGCAACCTTAAGGTCGGCTTTGAGGTTTCCGCAACAGGTGCTGATGTTCACACCGAAGGCGCAGCAGCTCCTTCCGAGGAGACACTTGTTCTCGGCATCACCGAACTCGTTCCTCAGTCCATCAAGAAGTGGATCACCATTTCTGACGAGGCTCTTGACCTCACCGGAGAAGCATTCCTTCGCTATGTATATGATGAGCTTACATACCAGATCGCAAAGAAGGCAGCTGCTCTTCTGATCGCTGACATCGAGGCTTGCGGAACTGTTTCCACCAACAGCGGTTCTTCACACCTTTGCGCAGTTCCTGTTGTTTCAACAGCATCTATCGCAATGGCTACCATCGCTACTGCACTCGGTTCACTTTCTGATGATGCAGCAAATCCCGTTGTTGTTATCAACAAGGGAACACTCGCAGCATTCAAGGCTGTTCAGTATGCGCAGGGATATGGCGCAGATCCGTTCGAAGGACTTCCTGTTGTGTTCAACAGCGCAGTTAAGAGCTTCGCAACAGCTACCACAGGCGAGACCTTCGCAATCGTTGGCGACTTCGGCAACGGCGCACAGATGAACTTCCCTAACGGCGAAGACATCACCTTCAAGTTCGACGAACTTTCACTCGCTGAAAAGGATCTTGTAAAGATCGTTGGTCGTGAGTTCGTTGGCCATGACGTTGTAGCACCTAACAGCTTCGTTAAGATTCAGAAGGCATAATAAATTACTCTCGGCAGGAGGACACATATGAAGACTTTGATAGCAATCCCGTGCATGGATCAGGTGGCTGCGCCGTTCAGCCAGTCACTTGCCATGCTTCGGAAAGTAGGTGAGTGCTATGTCTGCCACCTGGCAGGCTCACTCGTATATGATTCACGCAACAAGCTTGTTGCAAAGGCGGTTGAACTCGGATGCGACTACATCATGTGGTTTGATTCCGATATGGTTTTCGAACCGGACACAATGGAGAGACTTATGGCTCACGACAAAGACATCGTGAGCGGGGTTTACTTCCGGAGGACTGGATCATATAAGCCCGTCTTACTTAAGGAGTTAAAACTTAACGATGACGGCACGGCTGTGGCCGTTGACTATACCGACTATCCGAAGACCGAGTTGTTCACGGCTGAGGGCATCGGGTTTGGATGTGTCCTTGTCAAGACGAAAGTGTTCTACGAAATGGCATTAAGGTTTCAGGACTTCTTCACACCGATCGGTAAGTGTGGAGAAGACCTGAGCTTTTGCTTAAGGGCGAGAGAGTTGGGATTTGACATCAACGTCGATCCGACAATCCGCCTCGGACATGTAGGAAATGTCATCGTCACCGAGAGGTTTTACGAGGCCTATAAATCAGCGGAGGAGGCTCACAATGTACAAAGTTGAAGTTTTAGTTCCGTTTTTTGACGATAACGGACTACACGAGAAAGGAACGGTTGCAACCGTTAAGTTTTTTTATCACGACTCAATGAGATTAATCGAGGAAGATAAGGCTGAAAAGCCTACACCCAAGAAGAAAGGCAAGTAAGATGGCTATGATTGACAAGATCAAGAAAGCTTTGCAGATAACATCGACATCCTGTGACGATGAATTGACTGACATCATGAATGCTGCAATCACAGATTTGAACATTGCAGGGGTTACGGGCGACACCGTGAGCACGGCGAGCACGGATCCGATCGTGATAAAGGCAATCATTGGATATGCAGGTTATCAGTTCAACATGACACATGGCTCGATTGATCGTGCCAACGCATTCAA